GACGAAGATTCCGGTAGGGGTGTTGCTGTTTCGGGTGGTCGTCGGCGTGGCGGTGACGGGGGTGGCAACCCCCGCCCCGACGTTAACGATGTCCCCGTTGAAGAAGCCGGTGGCGACGTTGGCAGTCAGAAGGATCGAGCGGATAACTCCACTCGGGCTCCCGCCAGCCAGGACCGTCGGCTCCAGGCCGTAAGGCGTAGAAGTAGCGGACATTGATATTCTCCTGGTGGTTGGTCACCGCTCAGGAAAACGAATCCAACTATTCGCCGGTCCCGAAGTCGAGAGCCTGCCGACCTTTCGTGGCCGTCTGCTCGATGCGATTTTCGGTGAACCTTCCATATTTGGGATCTGTTTTCACGGCGGCGAGATCATTTCTCACCCCCGCCAACTCGATCCGGTTCTTCTGCTCGAAGTACGCTCTGCGACTCGCCATCATTTCCGACGACATCCGGCACAGCGTCTGACCGCCGAAGTCAATATTGCCCTTCCCGGTGTGGCCGAAGATCCGCGAGGTGACCTCGGGATATTCTTCAGCGGGGACTGGAACCCAGCCCTCCTGGAGGCGCTTATTCATATTGACAACGTGGGTTTCACCCTGGACGGCGTGAGCGCACCAACGGTGTACCCAGCCCTCGCGGTGAGCAGGTTCCGGCAAGTGGGACGGAGGTTCCCATTGCGCTGTGCGCGACTTGAAATCGCGGGTCTCTTCGGCGCGTGTGCGACGTGGTGTTTCCATTATTGATTCCCCTTTTGCAGCATTTCCCAATAGTCTTTGTGGGAGATGCCCAATCCGTCAGCGACTGCCACTTCATCGCGGGACAGTCGAATCACACGCTTGCCGGGTGCAGCGGTATTTACGCGAGAGGCGTTGGTCACCGCAGAGACCCTCGGGCTGGTTGCGGATGTTCGGGCTTCGGCGCCGACGACATCCGGGAATCTTCGACGAATTTCTTCGTCGATTTTATCGTAACACGAACGGGAGTTCACATCGTGACCCACTCGGCCAAGCGCCGCCTGGTAGTTCACGGCGTACTGCATGCAAGCTGCGGCCTCAGGCGAGGAGCGTGCCTTGTTCAGCCACTCGGCGTTTCGCTGCGCCCACGAGAGCGCCTCTTCGTCGATCTCCGGTTGCTCTGGCTGCTCAGGCTGCGGCTCGGCCACCATCGGAACATCGACCTGCTGGAGCGGCTGCGGGTTCCAGTTCTCGACCGCCGTCTTCGCTGCGGCGAGTTCGGCCATCTGCTGAATCAGAAGCGATTCTTTCTCGGTGTCGCCGGTCTCTTTCGCCTTCGCGATCTCGTTGCGGACTGCCTGCTGCCGCGCAACGCGGTGGTCGATGGCTTCCTGCTTGAACCCTGCCTGAATTGAGTTCAGGCGGTTGGCGAGTTCGTTCTGGTGGGCGATGGCCGACTGCGCCAGCCTCATCGCGGCGAACCGTTGGCGGTCTGCTTCGGCCGCCTTGCGTTTCTGCTCGTTAACCTCGTAGGTCATCCGGGCGATTCGCTTCTGTACCTTCTCGCTGAGGGAGACTTCTTCCTCGGAGGACAGGTCAGGGACTCTGTTATTGGTCCGCTCCTTGGCCGGCTGCTTCAGGTCCTCCGGCGTCTCGTCGACGATTTCAATCTCAATTTCCTCTTGCGGAGTTTCCTCGCCAAGGGACTCGTCTAGGAGTATCTCCTCGTCCATTATTCACCCCTCCGTACCAGATCCGGGTCCGTAATGACGCCTTCGATGGCATCGTCCACGATCAGGCGGAAGTCGCCTTCCGTAAACCTCAGGGCGACTTTGGTTCCGGTGTACGAACGGAACATCACCACATCGCCTACCTTGCAGGCGGGAGTTCCTCGGCGCACCGGGGGGTGAACGTCGAAGTTCATGAAGCAATCGGGGCCCATCGACAGCACCTTCCCCATCTGGGAGGCCTGGTCTTCGAGGCGGGCGCGTTCGTCAGGGATGGCAATGCCGCGGATCTCGCGGGGGGCTTTCACAATCTCAACGAGAAGGTGATACCTGGTCGGCTGAATAATCTCAGCGGGTGTTTTTTCGGTCACAGTTCCTCTTCGTGCTCGCGATTCTTTTCGGATTCGCGGATCATGTGGATCGTGCGTCGGTAGGCGGTTACCTGCCCGACGATGAAACGGTAGTCATCAAAGCTCTTGGCTGCGCCTTGAGCCAGTTGGTCCGTCAGTTGCTGGATGAGTGCTTCGATTTGCTTTATCACGTCACATCATCTGGTCAATACGAGCAAGAATCTCGGCGATCTGCGCCTTGATCTTCTCGATTTCGATGTTCGCCATGGGGGCGTTCACCTTCGTTTCGGCCAGGAACTGCTGGTTGCGGTCAATCGCCGCCTCCTGCGCCATCCGTTCCTGTGACCGGATTCTTTCGAGTTCGACCTGGTTACGCTGCTGCGATGTCACCACGGTCAGTTGCGCCTTGGCGGCGTCGGCCTGCGCTTTGCGCTGGATCTCGGCCTGCTTCAGCTGCAACTCCATCTGCTGCATCTGAAGGACCGGGTCCTGAGCCTTGGCCTCCGCCTCTTGCTGCGCGGCCGCCTGCTGATTCTTCTGGAGAAGTTGCCGGCTCGCCTGCGCCACCGCGACCGCCAACTGCGATTCGATGTCGCCGGGAAGTTTCTGGTCGAGGCCGGGGAGCGGTATGCCGAGTTCGCGCTCAATGTTCGCCCGGTACTGGTAGGCGAAGTGCTCGGCGATGTGGGCCTGCGCCGCGGCGAAGATGGCCTGCGCCTGTGGATTCTGTCCGAGAATCGCCGCAGTGGTCGGGTCCTGAAGGAACGCCGTGTGAGACGCGATATGTGCCTCGTGCGGCTCCCACTCAAACGCCTTCACTGGTTTGCCTGTGGCGATAGCCATGTTCTCGGCAACCACGCTGGTTGGCTTGATGTCGGTCTTGTCGGGAATGATTAGTTCAACGTCCTTGATCCCCGCGATGGTCAGCATCTGCCGATGCAGTGCGGCGAGATCGTAGAGTTGCGGGGCCTGCTGCGCCAACTGGACCGCAACTTGGTACAGAGTAATCCTCTGAGACAAAGTCGCGGCGTTCGGATCGGATACCGGGATCACGTCGATACGGGAGTCAAAGTCGGCCTTCCGAATCAGGCGGCTGCCGCCCTCGACATCGTACTCGTACTCATCCGGCGCCATGTCCCGCATGACCCGCGCCAGGATGCGAAACTCGTCGCGGAGGCTTGCGTGGAGCCGCGCCTGTACCGCGGACATCACCTTCATCTCCCGCTCCATCACGGCGAGCACGCTGCCCACGGGGGCGTTGCCGCTCATGTCGCCAACTTGGATGTCGGAGATGGAGGCGAGTCGGCGACCGTTCTCCTCGATGCGGTTCAGCAGCGTGAGCAGGGTGCCGGACGGTTCCTTGTACGGCAACGGGAAGAAGGACTCGCGCAGGGTGTTCGCTCCGAGGTCCACGTCTCGCCACTCGCCGGGAGGCACCGGGTCGTCGGATCCGGCCACGCGGGCGTCCTTGGTCTTGAACCCGCCGGGGAGATTCGCGAGAGTGCCGGCGTCGATGAGTTGCCGCTCAATGGAGGTGGCCGCCTTCGCGCTGCCGCCGACGAGATGCAGGACGCCATAGCCATAGGGGCCTTCGGCGGGGATGTAGCTATATGCCGCATACCACACCAGCTTCTGCTTCCTCGGGTCGGGCTCGTCCCAGTTGCGCCGGATCGCCACAACAACGCCGTTGCGGTCGAACGTCACCACATACGGAAGCGGGAGGCCGTCTTCGTTGCGGAGAGGGTCTTCCTCAATGTCCAGCAGGGTATGGCATTCATAGTACGTCCCAGGGTCGGATTCCATCGAGGAGGGAGTCCGCTCGGTGGCCTCGTCGATAGCCTCCTGGAGGTCGGAAACGTCAGGCGTGTCGTCAACGGGAACGTCCAGCCACTGTCCCGTCACCTGGAGCCGCTGCACATCGGACGGGAATAGCCGGAGGACCTCGGTGTAGCGGGGCGCCGTCTGAAGCGATGACGCGCCGTAGGGGATGATCATATCCTGGGCGCGGACGTAGGTCGCCGCAGGTTTTCCGGTTTGGGTATCTGGGCAGACCTTGCGAAACGCTGACCCGATGAACGCCAGCCCGAAGAGCAGCTTCTCGGTCTCGGTGCGGTAGTCGGGCATCTCCTCGGTCAGCGTATAGTTCATCCGGTCGCGGACACGCTCACTCTGCTCGATGACTTCCTTCGTCACCCGCCCCATGATCTTCACCTTCACCGGGCCATCCGCCGGGAAGATCTCTGTCATCGCGTTCGACTGGAAGCGAACCACCGCCTCGGGGATCATCGTCGAAACAATGCCGCACGCGCCGGCCCACGGTTCCGTCCGGTCCTCCGGCTTGAAACCGAGCAGCTTCATGCCATCGCGGAACCCTTCAAGCCAATCCTCTCGCGACTGCTCATCGGCCTTGACCAAGTCGATGAGATCGTAGCCGATAGAGTTGAGCCTGTCTCGCTCAAGAAATTCGGCAAGGTTGGAATCAAATGGAGCCTCCAGAATACTCGAAGACTCTTCCGGTTCCTCGATTGTGATCTCGATGCTGCCGTCCTCCAGTTCGACGGTGGTCTCCTTCCCATCGGGGATTTCGATTACCGTCTCCTGGATCTCGACCAGAGGAATTTCGTCGGCATTCACTCGCTCGATCATTTTCTCTTACAGTATCACATCAGCTAATAGTAGGATTTATCCATTCGATATCGCATCAGCTAATAGTAGGCCTTCACCTTCCGATAGGGGCGGTCTTCCTCTTCCTGGAGATCGTCATGCAGGCTCATGAACCTGCCGGAGCGGAAGCGCATCATCGCCATGATGACGGTGTCCACGTAGTCGTCGTGATCGGCGGCGGGGAACAGCGCGACTTCGTCAATGACAGCGTCAGCCCATTCGCGGGGAGGGTAGTAGACGAAGCCCTGCTCGAAGATGGGACTCACCGAGTTCAACCGGACCATCTTGTCGCCGGTCTGCCAGGTCGGCGTGTAGGATTGAATACTCATGCCCATCTGCCGGAGTTCATGAATCAGCGGCATTCCTGTCGCCTTCGCTTCGATGATGCAGGCATCGGGCTTCCACTGCTGGTACTTCTCCTTGGCCCGCTTCTTGAGCACCGGGAAGTCCACTTGGCCTCGCCATGCGTCGAGGAGGATAATCCCGTTGCGCCGGTTGCCGTGCTCATCGGTCGTATCGAACACGCCCCACGTTGTCACGGCGGAGTAGTCAGAGCGGGTGTCGGCGCTGAATGCAGTGTCCCACGTTTGGATGATGTACGAGCAGATCGGCGGCTTGAGGTCGTAGTCAATCTCGCCGTCCTTGTCCATGCCCCAGCACTTCCATCGCTCCCGCGGGACAATCGAGCTCGTCTCCATGAGCGGGTTCTGCATGTATTGGGCATTCCACCGCCACTTGATCATGCTGTTCTTGATCTTTAGCAGCTCTTCGACCTTCCAGAACTCCGGCCAGAGCGACTTCCAGACTGGGTCGCCGTTCTCGTCAACGAGCGGGTCGCCGGCTTCGTCCTCCTCCATCAGAAGCGCGGGAAACTCAATGACCTCGTACTGCTCGGCGTTCGGGTCCGTCCGCATCCGCTCAATGATCCGTCCGGTCATATCGAACGGCGACCACCGCTGCATCACGATGAGGATGGATCCACCCGGCTGGAGTCGGGCGCGGACCTGCGTGAACCAGTTCCACACCTGATCGAAGTTTTCCTTCGATGGCATGACGCTAGCCTTATCCGACCCAATGGAGGACTGCTCCCCGTGAGGGTCGTCCAGGATCAGTACGTCCGCGCCGAAGCCTACCGCGGTGGCTGTAGTCGAGGTGGCGAAGTAGTAGCCGCCAGATCCCGTCTTGAATTTCGTCTTCGCCTTGGTGTCGGTCGATAGCCGGAAGTCCGGGAAGATTTCGTTGTACTCCGGCTTGGCGATAATGTCCTTGACGGATTGGCCGAGCTTCTCGACCAGCGTCAGGTTGCACGATGCCTGAATGATTTGCTTCGTTGGATTCTTGCCGAGGTACCAGGCCGGGAAACGTACCGAGATGTGTTCGGACTTGCCGTGCCGCGGCGCGATGTTCACGATGACACGGACGGACTCGCCGGAGTCGATGCGGTGGAATACTTCGGAAAGTTGGCGAAGGTGCGGGCCTTCGACGAAGTTGGGGCTGACCTGCCGCACGAACGTGTTGAAATCCGTCACTGCCTGGTCACGCTTATACTGGGCCCTCAGTTCCTCCAGTTGCCGGAGGATGTTCGCTCGCTTGTCCTCCGGTAAGGCGCGGAATCGCTGGCTGATCTCGCCAGTCGGATCGCGGATGGCTGCGTTAATCTTCGCCACGAGATCCCGAATCGACGACAGCCGCTTCTCTGCGGCCTGATGCACCGTCAGGGGGACTTCCTTCTTTCCTCTTCTCACGTCCCCATTATTTCAGCACTGGTGAAAAACATAAAGTAATAGAAAAACTAGTTTCAATAAAACTATTGACTTTATTATTCCGCTGGGCGATGATTGACTCATGGAAACGAAGATGTTGCAAGTGAGGTTGCCAGAGGCGCTTCACGCAAAATTGAAGGTGGTCGCTGCGGTTAAAAAAGTTTCGCTGCGTGCCCTGATTGAAAAAATCCTTCAAGGTGCAGTCCAGTGAGGATTGCAAGCGCGGTAACAATCATGGCGGTCGGGGCAGCGATTATTGCCTACGCCCTGTTTGAGTGCCATGATCGCGTAGTCCTTGGGTCTGCCGGTGCGTTCCTGATGGCCCTCGGGAGGATCGTCGGGGGGAGAGAGTGCTGATTGCGCTTGGTGGTCGGCTAAAACCAAAGGAGCAATACCGGAGGAGCGGCGTGGAAACCGTGGAATCTGGCCGACCACCTGGCGCAAGCCAGCCGTCCGTTGGACGGTATATCAATAAGGAGAAATTGGTTAAAGAAAGCGAACGGTTAACAAAGCCCCCGGTTTCCCGACACTACCAGCCGGGGGCAACCTTGAGAGGAGATATGAAGAGAACAGGATTTATCGGTGGCTCCGATCTCGGATCCATCGTCAACGCGCCGCCCTACGGCTGCGCTCG